CCCAAGTCAGTCGTGCCAACACGGACCAGACGCCAGTAGCGAGCATATATACCAATCTTGATGCGGAAGTCCTGTGGGCTTGTGCCGATCAATGGAACGTCGCCTGCATCGGTATACGTCACATCATCAGAGGAATACTGAACCTTGAACTCAGTCGAAGTGCCAGACGACAAGCTGATCTGTCGAATATCTATAAACTCGATATCAGCTATGTTGGTTGCACCTTTATCAGCTTTGACTACGACGTAATCATTGGTTGTGCCAATCGCTACCGTGGTCGATGTGGTTGTTGCGTCATTGCCATACAGTACCGACGCTGTGCCGCCATTCGGCATGGTTCCTGTGTAGGGGAAAGACACCAAGTTGCGTGTGGTCTCAGCGATGAATTCAGTGCCGGGACGACGACGCAAGCCACCTTGAGGGACAATCACAACATTACTAGCCGTCTCAGCCGCTTGATAATACTGATTGATATCAATACGGCCCTTCAGCAGTGGCGATAGTTCACCGCTTACAAAGTTAGACTGTATATAGCGAGTCTTAGCCATTGCGCGTCACTTTTATAAAGAAGTCATCGGTCTGAAGAGTGCAGTTTTTATCTGCTATCGCTTTAAATTGTGCAGGAGACGTTCTCGTATCTTCATCCCTTATGGGAAAGGAAGTGTATCGAGTAGCTTCAAACAGGCCAGCAAATTGGAAATTTTGTGTAGTAATAAACGGTACTTTATACTGAGCGCCACCAGAGCCAAGAAACAAATCCAATTCTATTTCGGTGTTGTTGTTGGTAGTTGTAGGTTGAACAATAATCCTCATTTCAACAGCATCGCCTACTGCTAACTCGCTAAAATCAAACGAGCTTGTCCCCGCATTCCACAAATTGGTCACGCCCAATGGAAGATAGGCGTTAGTGGTATTTGTTCCTAGCGCATCATTGGGGATTACAGTTAACACACCCGCAGCCAAGGTCGTCGTTGTAACCCTCGAATCTTCGTAAATAGCATATCCCGCGCTAGTAATACCGCTTCTAGCTATTGTCACAGACTTTTTACTGACAGCCGTTACCACGACCGTGTAAACAAGCGTTGTGTTTATGATATGAATTAGATCATTAACTTGTAATTTTGTAGACGCTTCGCTGAAATAATTTGCCGAAGTGACAGTCGCTTGAGAGTCATTAGTGTAATAGGTGTAAATCCTTGGTGCTGGAGACGACCCGCCAATATGAGACAGTGTTTCATTGGTGAAAGCCATTAGAACCTCACATTAGTGAACGGGTTGCTTCGTAGTTGCTCCGTGGGATACTGCTGAGAGTCCGTAAAACGCGCCATACGGGACGCATTCACATAGGCCGCCGCCATCTCACCCCTAGCCGCAGAGCTGTCTCTAATGCTTGCCGCGAAGTCCATAGCCAATGCGTACTCAATCATCTTTGCGAAGTACACGGGCCACTCATCTTCAGTGACGTTTGCAATGTAGTCAGCGTATAGGGCTTGGGATGAATTGCTGTATACCTTGTCACCATATATCTGATAGTTGGAATCAGGGGTAACAGTGATCAAAAACAACAGGTCAGTGGGTAGCTGGTAGATGCTTCTCCAGCCATTGGGGTCAACTGGGGTATCCGTCAGCAGAGATATCTGTGCCTTCCTACGTGCAAAGCCCCAACGATGCTTGGTTAGCTCGTTCTGGACGATGTTGTCGTAAAGATTGTTGGCAACTGTCTCGCGCCGTGATCCGCCAGTAAGTGCGTTAATCGGAGTATCCCCGATCAGAATAAGCGCATTGCTAATTAAGTCGATCTTACTCGCCATAACTCACCTGAAAATAGAATGGCCCCCGAAGGGGCCGAGGAACTTAGGCGTCGCCGAGTGCAGTTCCGGAAGCACAGTCGATTGTGGTGCCGTTGTTAGTCTTCACAAAAGTGATAGTAACAGCCGCCGCATCCGAGTCGCTTACGAAAATGATGTCGTTGACTTCGAGTTCGTTGATTGCTGGCAGGAAGTAATCCGAGCCAGTAACAGTGGCGATTGAATCAGTAGACGCGTAAGCGTAAACCTTCTGAGAATCGCCCATACCGCCAATGCGAGAGAGCTTAGTGTAATCAAATGCCATGACTTAGTTCTCCTTAAGCAGTCTTGTCGTATTGAACTTTAACGAGACCACCCTCATCACGTACAACAGAGCCAGCCTTCAACATACCGTTTGAAAGCCAAGCTGTACGCTCGGGAATCCAGTTAATTTCGGTCTTCATGTCGATGCCGATAGCAAGGCCAACAGCTGGACGCTGGAAGAACCAAGAGTCAACAACATTCGCCGCTTCAGTCAAACCACCCTCAGTACGAGTTTCGATCACCATGAACTGGAAACCAACAAGTGTGTTGACTTCGCCAGATACGAGTGCCTTGATGTTTTGATAGTCGCTAGAAGTTGCCTTCTCATCGTTCAACAATCCGCCCAAACCGCCTGCTTCGATAACAGCAAACAACTCAGAAGATGGAACACCTTGATCGCGAAGCTCAACCTGAGCGTCGATAACCTTAGCCATTGTCAAGTTGGTGCCACCAGCCGCAACTGTAGTAGTCAGCGGAGTAGAGGCATCCATCGCGTCAATGACAAGCTGGTCACAACGACGGCCAAGAGCGCCAGCGATAGTGTTCGCAAGCTCTTGCTTCTCGTCAAAGTTTACTTCCTGCTGGTCAAAGATGTCGGTGTACTCAGGAGCGTTCCAGTTTGCGAGAGTCGCATTCTTGAACTCGTGAGTCACGTCCATTGGAGTGACAAGATCAGAAGTAGATTTTTGGTTAGCCAAGCCCTTACCCATACGGCGGAACTTGTAGATGTCGCCCACAACATTATTGCGGACAGTGACAGCTGGCTTGAGAACGCCCATACCTTGGTATGCTTGCTTCACCATGCTGTCAAACTCTTGTACGGCAACTGCCGAAAGATTCTTTGACATGATTCAGTCTCCTCGTTGTCAAAGTTGATAACAATGATTTAGAGGTTTTGGACTGAGTACCCGATAGCCGGTCAGTCTTTCAACCTAAAACTATCGGGCCTTAGAAAAGGGGTATCCGATCTCGCGATGATACCACTATTTGTTGATGTTATCCAAACGTCTGAGTGTATGGCTTATCACCACCAAACTCTCGCATCATGCGCTGAATCTTACGCTCATGGTTTATGTCAACAGAGCGAAGCAGATTGCCGTTCTCATCCTTGCGGAACATCTCTGCCTCGATGTCTGCCCACTCAAGTCCACCGGGTTCGATGTGCCCATCAATCGGTAGTTTTGCGGGTGCCGTTGATCGGACCAGTGCCTCTACTAGCTCAACAGCTTCAGCACTGTTCACAGCGTAGCGCAGTCGCTCGTATGTATCGCCATCGAGATTGTTCTTCATGTACTGCTCAACAACCTTGATGCGCTCAACAGCATTATCACCTAGCTTGCCCATCTCAGCCTCAACCGAGACCTCTTCAATGGCTTGCTCTTGTGCGGTCAATAGTTCCCATGCCTGATTCAACGCAGACTGAGACATATTCGTGCTGTTGCCAAACTCAACCAGCTCGCCCCACAACGCATCATCAGACTCAACGCCATCGTATAGTTGATAGCCGTCCTTTGGTGCGCCAGTGAATCCACCAAACTTCTTCTCTAGCTCGGTGTATGCCTTCGCTTGCTCTGCGACTGACTTGTATTTATCGGCTTTGTACCACTCGGGCATCTCGCCAACGCCTTTTACATTGTCAGATAAGAAATATTCACCCTCGCCCAACGTAGGTTCAGCGGCATCAACAAGTGATGTCAGGGTATCGTTTGTATCTACGGCCTGTTCGTCCATGATTTATCTCCAAGGATATTGAATGATCGCCCTCTTAGGGCTTAGGGGTTGGTGCCTGAGGCGTATTTCCTCAAGCCTTCGTTTGCCATTCAGCAAAGCAACATCGTTAACGTCGATCCAATCAACGTGTTGCCCAGCCTTGTAGCATCGAAACGCACGAAACTTATGCAGGTATTCGAACTTATCAAACTGATATTGGTCGGCTAGTGTGCCAAGCCAGTCCATATCGAAGTTAATGGAGTCGAGGTGTGCTTTTTCATCGCAGACAACCTCGTACTTGGGCTTTGCTTTGCGCCCACGCTTCTTGGTTTCTTCAGTCATAGTCGTTCAGCTTGTTGTATGTAGTGGATGATCATGCGAATCACGCCAGCCTCGCCATTGTGATACGCCGCTTCATACGCGACGTTCTGGCTAGATAGGGCAGTAGCGTTATCAAAGAGAAATCGACGGGTGAGGTCTTCTAAAACCTTCTGCCCGTCATCGGTATTGAAGCAACGGGCATAGGCTTTCGATAGTTCTGCCTGCTTTTCCCTTATTTCTGCCTGTTGTTTCTTAGCGTCTGGGCCTTGGCCCTCGATGTTTTCCCAGCTCATTCAGCTTCCATCGGTTGTTGTTGTTGCATCATTTGAGCTTGCGCCCCAGCTTGGATGATCTGCTGTTTCTCGATCTCAGATCGCACCAATTCCGCCGGCATCCCTGTCTTCTGTGCCGCCCATGTACCGAAATCTTCGGTCTTGTACGCCATCAACACTTGTTCGGGGCCAGATGTACCCAATACGAACTGTACGGCCTGCTGAACAGCTAACAGATCCTCGCCATCCTGCGCTCGTGCTAGTGGAGAAGTGAACTTGACGGTGACATCCCGGCCTTCTAGCTCAATGGGGACGATCAAGCCGCGTCGAGTCAGTATTGCGACGACACGCTTGAGTATTGGTACGAGTATCTCGGTCTGAAGTCGCCCAAATGCCGACCCGATCCGTTTTGCAAGCTCTCTGGATTCAATAGCAACTTCAGTGGCGCTACGAACAGGACCAGCAGGATCACGCAAGTCGTTGAACAGTGCCAACTTGATAGCGTTCTGAAGCTCCACGATTTCGAATTGCGCGAGAGCAAGGTTCGATCCTGTATCGAGACGTTGAATTGAAGGGTTGTTGGTGTTGTTTGATCCGACTGGAATCACGACACCCGGTGCAATGACCATATTGTAAGGGTTTGTTACGCCATCGTCAGTAGCCGTGTACATCCCAGCTAGGTCAATTGCGGCTTTTTGCAGGACAAACTCTTTGGCTTTGTTCAATGAGCGCACATCGGGCAACGCTTGCATCGCTGGACCACGACCACGGACCTCGCCAGCCACCTTTGTGTAACGACCAGTGACCCATGGGCTTGATACGCCGAAGTCTTCAGTCCATGAGAAACGATTCTCGCCGTTTACCCATAGACATCCGTGGTATTTCTTTTCCTTGGGGTCATAGATCACGCCCTCGTACACCTTCACCTCAGTGTTCGGGCTGTTCTCGATAAGGTTTCGGACCTTCTCAGACGCCTCAAAGCCCTGCCACATACGCTCTAGCAGACGCGCCTTGACCTCAAACCGTCGCCAGTGTGTCTCAACTCCGCCGTATGGACCTTCTTCAAACGCAATCCCCTTCTGTGGGATCGTGTTGAAGCAGATAGGGTTGGTCTCATCGTCCGTTTCCTCGATCTTCATGGTGGCTGTGCCTACCAATAGATCAAGCGCCGCCTCATAGAACTGCGTATGGAAGTTAGATCGGTTGATATAGTCGAATACGATCTCGCACTGCTGGTCTAGGTTCGCCCGGATGTCCTCTTCTGACACATCGAACTGCCCAGTCTCGACCAATCGGATGATCTCATCGGTTGGCTGGAAGGTAGCCCAGCGAGACATGATCGGTGCGATGTTCTCTTGTAGCTTGCTAGCGCCCTGCTGGATAGCCGTTAACGCAGTCGAGTCGAAGATTTTATCCATCTTCTTCTGTCCCTTGTCTTCACGGTCGAACAAGTTGCGCTGAGGTAGGAAATATTCATACACGTCTTGCAATTGGTCGTGCCACATTGCCTGAGTGTTGAATGCCTTGGCTTCTCGTTCCTTGATATCTTGGATCGAGCCTAGATGCGGGGGCAAGCTCATAGGGTTTTACCTATCGGAGTTGAGGCATAGTGCCATTGTAGGTGCCAGTGCGTGGAGCGCCACCAGCACGACGGGGAGCGGCTCCGCCCATTCCACCCATA